TCAATGTGGTATGAAACCCTAGTTGAAACAATCAACGACGTATCAGCAGCTATCCACCGTAAAACTCTACGTGGTGGTGCTAACTTCTTAGTCTGCGGACCAGAAGTTGCAAACATCCTAGAATTTACTTCTGGATTCCGCGCTTCAGTAACTGCAACTGATGAAAAAGGTTCAGTAGGTGCTGTTAAAGTAGGTGATCTAAACAAGAAATGGGATATCATTGTTCATCCATACTTCCTACGTAACGTAATCTTAGTAGGACGTAAAGGTGGAAGCTTCCTAGAAAGTGGTTATGTTTATGCTCCATATGTACCACTACAAAGCACCCCAACCATCTTCGATCCAAACACTTTTGCACCACGCAAAGCTGTTATGACTCGTTATGGTAAAGCAATGGTTCGTCCAGACATGTACGGCCTAGTTGTTGTACAAGATCTACAAGGCTAATTAACCTATAAGTTAATTGGAACCCCGCTAGTCGAAAGATTAGCGGGGTTTTTTTTGATTATTCGTTTAAATAAAACTACTTAATAAGAAAGGATTTAACGCATCTGAGGAAATAATATGTCATTACCAACTTTAACACCAGTATCAATGATGAGTAAAGTAATTTTACCATCTACTGGTAGTATTTCAAATGTAACTTCACAAACACTTCCTTTTGGCATTTATGTAAATTCTGATTATTGGAATTCTTCTCAGATTAGTTTATATAAAAGTGGATCTGCCGAACAGGTATCGTTCAAGCTACGGGTACATTTGATAACAATGGTCAATTAACTGGTTCAGATTTACCCGATAATATCAGCCTAAAATTACCAAAATTTAGTTTAGGATATGCAAAAAATGTTGGATTATTTACAGCAACAGAGGCATTACTAAACAGCGGTCAGCCAATATATTCTGCTTCTTTTGATATAAATCCTGGGCAGCAAGACTATGATCTAATAAATGCAGTAAGTTCTTCTGCTGATGAATATGGATGGGATATTGAGGGAAAAAGTATAAATATACGAAAAGTGTATTATAAAACAGCTGGAGCATCTTGGAATTTTTATGGATATTTCGGAGGATTAAACGTAGTAGGAAATCTTTCAACTTATGGACAATATGCAGATGACAGTACATTTGAGATAATTCCAGTGTGGCAAAATAAATTACAGGCCATGGCTTATAAAGATGCAATAAAAACTAGAGTTAGCGACTGGTCATATCAACTAAGAAATAACGTCCTTAGATTATTTCCAGTACCACAGGCATCCAGTGCAAATCGTTTTTGGTTTGAATTTACTATAGAGCAAAATGGTTGGGATTCTGGAGAGAGTAATTCTACTACTAATGTAGATGGAATCAATAATATGAATACTTTACCATTTGAAAACTTACCATATGATAAAATTAATTCGATTGGAAAACAATGGATCCGTAGATTTGCCTTAGCTATCTCCAAAGAAATGCTAGGACAAGTTAGAAGTAAATTTGGTACTATACCAATTCCAGGAGAAAGCGTAACTTTAAATGGCGATAAATTAATTGCAGAAGGTAAAGAGGAACAAAAAGATTTAAGAGAAGAATTAAAAACTCAACTAGCGGAGATGACTTATGCTAAACTCGGTGAAGACAACGCTAAGATAGCAGAAGACGCTCAGAAAGTTAACACTTTTATTCCAAACTTAATATTTGTAGGTTAAAAAATGACTAAAGAAAAACAAGTTTATGATTTATTTTCTAATTGGAGAAATTTTCTTACAGAAAAGAAAAAGAGGCCAGAGAATGTAAATATCCCTATTTTAAAGAGGCTAGAAAGATTTTCTGATGATGATAATTATTTTGTCAGTTTTACAGATTTAGAAAAAATAGGTGTTAACCCAAATAATAGATTTTCAACTCCAATTGGCGTTTATGCTTATAATTTAAAAGATTTATGGCAAGATTGGGTATCTGGAGATCGTTTTTTTGGAGATGATAGAAAATATGTTAATCTAATAAGATTAAATACAGATAGAGTGTTAAATTTATCGTCTTATGCAAATTATTCAAAAGATATAAACTTCTTAAAAGATGTATATGAAAAGAGTATAAAGAAGAAGGTGGGAAAAAATTTTGAAGAGTTTGTAGAAGATGTTAAACAAAATGCAGATCTTTATAAATATGACAATCAAGCATCAGAAATTTGGGGGGTATCTCAAGCGATAGCAGAAACAGATCAATCTAGAGTTGGTCAATATACAAAAAGATCTACTATTATATGGAATAAAATTTTAAGAGATATGGGATACGATGCTGTAGTTGATAAAGGTTCAAATATTCATATTTTACAGTCTTCACAGGCAGTATTTTTAGTCCCTTCTTCCTACGAATTAATTGGAAGGTATATGAATAGATCATATGGTCAAATATCTAAACCTGTAGAATATTGGGGAAGTGATGAACAGCCATTCTGGAGACCAGGTGCTAATCCAACTGTCGATATAGCTGTATTTAAAAAATTTGACGATACTCTAAAGATATTACTAATAAAAAGAAATACCTCAAGTAAAGCGTATCCAGGATTTTATGCATTACCTGGTGGTTTTCATGACACAAATCAGCCCAAAGGAAAACAATGGAAAGATGATAGAGAGTCTGCTAGACAAGCAGCTTTTAGAGAATTAACAGAAGAAACTGGTTTATATATTCCTTCTTTAAATAGATCGATGATCCAAGTTGGAAAATACGAAGGAAATAATAGGGATCCTAGAGATAACGAAGAATCTTGGTCAAGAACTACTGCATTTGCAGTTTTATTACCGGAAGATATTAATCAAAAAGTAGCGGGAAGAGATGACGCAGAAGAAGCGGGATGGGTTTCAGTAGAAAAAGCCTTATCAACCAAATTAGCTTTTGATCATAATCAAATTATTCAAGATGCTATAGATAAATTGGGAGTATAAAGATGGCTAGAAAAAAGAAAGAAGAAAATTTAGTAGAAATACCACCAGATTCACCTCCCCCACCTTTATTTCTTGGGCAGAATATTATCCAATTAGCAGAGAAAATACATATTACCACCCAGTATATGGTGAAGCAATGCAAAAAACATTTCTTTCGCCTGTTAGGGTATTTGTATTAGTAACTTGGGAAGGTTCAGGAACAAATTTAGATTCATTTGGTATCGATAGAAGAATATCATTAACTGTTAAATTTCATAAACGTAGATTAGTAGAAGATCAAGATTTATATGTAAGAGAAGGAGATTTTCTTCTATATGATGGTTTATACTACGAAATAGTAACACTAAATGAGTCTAGAGTTTTATTCGGTCAAGATACCTCTTTTCAAATTGATGCTAAGTGTATTAGAGCAAGAGAGAATGTGTTTAATGCAAAATAAAATGACATTTGCAAACACAGTTAACTATTTATAATAAATTATCACGAATCTCTATCCCTCAAGGAGAAATAAAGTATGTCCATCTCAAGATTTAAATTTGTATCACCTGGTGTATATGTAAAAGAAATAGATAAATCTAGAACACCAACCGAAGCACCAGCAATGGGTCCAACTATTATTGGTCGTTCCGTGAAGGGACCAATGATGAGACCTATTAGGGTTGATTCTTACGCAGACTTTGTTGAAGTATTTGGTGAGCCAAATCCAGGTGGTTATAATGGAGATGTTTGGAGAGCCGCAGTAACACAAGCACCAGCATATGGTGCGTATGCTGCAAAAGCATATTTAGCTTTTAATGGGCCTGTAACATTCGTAAGATTGGGTGGATTCCAAAATAAATATGCATCGTCTACTGGTTTTGCTGGATGGCAAATTAACGCTCTACCAACATCAATTACAACTGCTGCTGCAAATGCAGGCGCTTATGGTTTATTTGTAACAAGTATAACATCATCTTCTGCTAATACTTATGCAATGCCACCTACAACTGGTGCTTTAGCAGCTGTATTTTATGTTAACTACGGAACTGTTGGTTTAGTTGGTTCTCCTCTTTCAGGATCATCTGAAAGTATTACAGGTAGCGGTGCAACTTGGGTACGTTCTTCTGTTCATGGCAATATGGAGTTTAAACTAAGAGTTGTTGACAGTGCTGGAGCTACAACAACTACAAACTTTAATTTTGATCCATCAAGTAAGAAATTTATTAGAAACGTATTTAACACAAATCCAGCATCCATAAATTCTGCTATTAACTCTACAAGTAATAAAAAAGATTACTTCCTAGGTGAATCTTTTGAAACATTTGTTACTAGACAAGTAACTGCTTCTGCTGGAACCAATCAAAGCTATGCAGCAACAATTGTAGCATTAAAAGGTACAGATACAGATTCTATCGCAAAAGATGGTGGTAATTTTAGACAAAATGCAGCATCTTCCAACTCAGGATGGGTAATTGGACAACACAAAGGTTTACATACAGACTTTGTTCCTAACTCAAGAGGCGAATATCCAGTACAGAAATTATTTAGATTTGTAAGTCTTTCTGAAGGTGAATGGAATCAAAATAATATCAAAACTTCAATTACAGATATTAAACCATCTCCTACTAGATATGAAAAATATGGTACATTTACTGTAATGATCCGCAAGGTTGATGATGATGATCAAAATATGCAACCATTAGAAGTATTTTCTAATGTAAACCTTAACCCAGTATCTCCAAATTATATCGCTAAAAGAATTGGTGATGTTTATTCTACTTGGGATTATGATAAGAAAATGTTTATTGAATACGGAACTTATCAAAATCTATCAAAATTTGTTCGTGTAGAAGTAGATGGTGCTATTGATGCAGGCGCTGGTGATGATTTAGCGGACTTACTACCATTTGGTTTCTATGGTCCTAAGAAATTTAATACAATCTTAGTATCTGGATCTGGAACCGGAACACACAGTGTTGCTACATCTTCAGCAGGCCCAGTATTTATGAATACTGTGTTCTTTAACTCACTATTAACATCTGCAACATCAATCAGTGGAAACGCTGTTTATACAGCAAGTTTAGCATTCCCAGAATTACCATTTGTTGAAGACTCAACTGTTGACTCTTCTGCAACTTCTATTGACAGAGTATTTTTCGGTCTAAAGACCAAGATTGGTAGCACAAAATTATTTGACCAACAATTTACAGATATCGTTAGAGTTAATCCACAAAATATCAATGAGGATACTTCTGGATTATTAACCTATTCAACATTATTCTCTCTAGATGACGTTAAATTTAAAAATAGTCCTTCTAACACAGGCTCAGATGAAGTTACTGGTTCCAATTTAAATACAGCATATTGGGCAGTAGGAAGCCGCCTAGCTGGTTCTTCTGTAACAGCAAAAAATGGATTCTTAACCGGCTCAGGAGCACAATATGGTCTCGGTGGAACAAACTTCCAAAGAGTTGCAAGATTTACAATGCCTCTATTTGGAGGATTTAATGGATTTGATATTACAGAAAAAGAACCATTTTCTGAAGGAAGCGGAAGACCATTAGGAGCATATTCTGGTACTGATAAAGATGAAACAACAAGCTATGCTGTAAATTCTATAAAAGTAGCAATTGATTCCGTAAGCGACCCAGAAGTTGTAGAAACAAATATTATGACAATTCCTGGAGTACAAAACGTAGTATTAACAAATAAATTAATGGAAGTATGTGAACAAAGAGGTGATGCATTAGCAATTATCGATATCCCAGGAGATTTTAAGTCTTCTTGGGAATCATATAACAGCGCAAATGTTGAAGTAAAACCAGATGTAGACACAGCTGTATTACAGATGAGATCTAGAGGAATTAATAACTCTTATGGTTGTACATTCTTCCCTGCTGTTTTAGCAACAGATACAGCAGCAAATGCACTTGTAGCACTTCCTTCTTCTGTAGTTGCTCTAGGTGTAATGGGAAGTAGTGAAACTGCATCTGAATTATGGTTTGCACCAGCAGGATTTAATCGCGGTGGATTATCAAATGGTGCAGCTGGATTCCCAGTAGTAGGTGTTAAGAGTAAATTAACTTCTAAAGATCGTGATAGACTATATGAAGTTAATATTAACCCTATCGCAAGTTTCCCAGCAGAAGGTATTGTTGTGTTTGGACAAAAGACACTTCAAGCAACACCTACCGCTCTAGATCGTATCAATGTACGTCGTTTGATGATATATGTTAAAAAAGAAGTTAGCAGAATTGCAACCTCAATTTTATTTGATCCTAACCTTTCAACAACTTGGGCAAGATTCTTAAATGAAGTAGTGCCTTTCCTAAATGGAATTCAATCAAGATTTGGTATTACTGAATATAGAGTTACATTAGACGAGACTACAACAACTCCAGAACTAATAGATAGAAATATAGTATACGCAAAAGTATTCTTAAAACCTGCTAGAGCAATTGAATTTATCGCAGTAGACTTTATATTAACAAATACTGGCGCTTCTTTTGACGATTAAAAATTAAATTTCTATCTAATTAAGTTAAACAGAGGAAAAAAAAATGGCATTCTGGGAAGGTCAAGTTGAACCGTTAAGAAAAAATAGATGGAAAATGAATATTCCAAATTTTAAAGACGAAACTAAGAGTGGTGGAACTGGTGATCAATATACTTATGCGCTAAAAAAAGTAGATAAGCCAAGTTTTAAAGTTTCAGACATAACACATAAATTTGGAAACTATAATTTTTATTATCCTGGTAGAGTAGAATGGAATCCAATTAACGTAACTTTTGTTGCGGTTCCAAAATTAGATCATAGACTTTTAAGAATATTAAAGGGAACAGCATCAGGAGATACAGCTGGATATATAGTTCCTTCTACCGAAGCGGGTGCTTTAAGAGGAGTTTCAAAAGCTGGTTTTACATCAAATGTTGGAGCTATAGAAATAATTCAAATTGATGCTGCAGGTGCCACATTAGAAACTTGGACGTTAACTCACCCATTCTTTACAAATATTAAATTTGGTGAATTATCTTATGAAAGCGAAGAAGTTATTGATATTGAAGTAACAATCAGATATGATACTGCAAAACTTGCATCAAATGTTGGTGCTGTTGCAAAAGCAGCAGCGCGCCCAACATAATAATATTGTTACTATAGCTACAACGCGAACAATCTATATTCAAAAGAGGAAAAAAAGATGTTTTGGAATGAAGGAAAAGAACCACTAAGACAATATAGATGGGTTATGGAATTTGACGGAAAGCTAGCTGGAATGAGATATGCTCTTAAGAAAGCCTCCAGACCGACCATGAAAATTTCTGAAGTTACT